TCGATTTAAAGCATTCGCGATAACGTTTGGTGCTTTATGTTGCAGTTCACCTAGTCGTTGTCTAACACTTTGTAATTCAGCATCATCTATTCTAATTTGTATACTCATGAATGATTCCTCGATAATGCAATTTTTAACATACCCATGTCATCACTTACACTTTCAATCATATAGTCACGCCCATTAAAATTCATTATCTTATCAGCTTGTGGAATTTCTTCAAAATATGAGCTCGCTACATGGAATACAACATCATAAGCAGCAACTTGGTTTTTCTTGTCAGCTGGTGAAATCATATCAGTATCTGGCACTATATCCATTTCTACACCTTCGACAATGGCCTTTTCAGCAAATTCATCCTGATTAACGAATACATTATTAATGTCTTGCATCATGAAATCCTTAAATGTTTTACTCATGGTCATCATCTCCTAGTCCTCTAATTGATCTAAGAAATATGCCGTTTTATCTTTTTCAACAATTAAGGCAATAATATTTGGTTTGCTAATATTACCTTTCCACTCTAAACCCTGTTTTTTTGCGCCGTCTTTTAACTCATCTAATTCAAAGTTCAAGTCTAGAGTTTTTTCGATGGGTTCATCATCTAATACATTGGTTTCAGCGGTTTCTGTTATAGTTGGAATCACTACAGCATCCTCTTTTACAACTGCAGTAACAACACCTAATTTTAAGAGCCTGGCACTCTCTTTTTCTGTTATTGCCGATTTTTCTAGAAAATCATCGCTACTATAGTATTTTCCATTATGGCGCAAAGATGATAATACTTTGTATCCCTTCATTTAAACCCTCCTAGACTACTTTTGAAGTTAACCATGCATCCACATTTCCTGGCTTTGGAATAGGACGAGATGCAAGACGAACCATTTTTTGTTCATTCTGATGATCTGCCCAAATTTTCGGCACTCGTTGACCTTCATAAGTCATGTACTCATCATTCTTTTCCATTTGTGTAATAGCACCATACGCAAAGCCAGCAAAATTTTTCTTCGCTAAAATAGTCGTATCTACAGGGATATATGGTTGCTCTTCTTCATTATCATCTAAATACCAATCATCATAAGTATAGATTTCCACGCCTAAACCTGGTAACTTACCAATGAATGTGACAGCATCGCTCTTAATACTAGGTTCAATATTACCGAAATTCATATTCTTTTTATCAAACATTTCTTTAATAATAGGATGGTTAATAAATGCTTTCTCTGCATTTTCCCCAAGAATCAATGTGTCAGGTGCGACACCCGATTTTTTTGTTACTTCTTTTCGCCACTCTTTAATATCTTGGTATGGATTTGAAAGATACTCTCCCTCGGAATTTTTAGTATAGTTATCCCACTTATCAGTACCCGATAAAGTGACACCTTGCGTAAAGTTAAAATCAAGTTCCTGTTCCACATAACTATCCGGACCTTCACCAGTGTAACCCTTCATGATAACTTTACCGTTAATCAATGTTTGGGCTGCAAGCCACTCCTCACGACGACTAATCATTTCATTTAATTCGATCAAATCATTTGCTAAAAGCTCACGTGCTCGTTGGGCAGGTGTTTTTGTACTAACTACACTTTCACCGGCTAGTCGTTTTGTAATATCATCAATTGTTAATGATTTTTGTGGAGCAATACGTGGAGCAACATATTTTTCAGTACGGTAGCCATCACGTTTAACTGTTACACCACCTGTACGTGGTGCCACAAAAGGTGCCATCTTTCGTTTGCCTTTTGTGTAATCGATTAGAACATCTTCAGTCGGAAATGTTTCGACTGAATTAAAAAAAGTGTCACGCAAGAATGTGTGCACTTTTGGCATTTGAGTAATTGCTTTTAAAATTGTAAGAGTTTTATATAGTTCCATGTTTGGTCCTCCTTAAATTGAAGCCTTTAAATAAATTCCTTTAGTGCGTAAAACATCATAATGATCAGATACTTTATCTGTCCCATCTGTAAGTAATGCATTTGAATTAAATGATCCTGAAATATAGGTTTCAGCAAAAACAGATTTACCAGCCTCGCTACCTGTATCAACGTCATCTGTTAAGATAGCATCCGCAACGATTGGTGTTGTGGCAGTTGTACTAGCTACTAAAGATTCTCCATCGCTGTTTTTACCAATGATTGTCCCTTGCAATAAAAGACCTTGGCCAGCCTTTAATTTAGCTGATCCTGTTTGAATGGGAAATGCAGTATCATAAATTAAATTGTTTGGCTCGTAAGAACCTACTTGTCCATTTAATTTCATAGTTATTGGCCTCCTTTTGCAAAAATATTACCTAATGCCTCAGCCTCTTTTTCCATTTCATCTTTAGGATCAGATGAAACAGGGGCATTTGAACCTGGAATATCATTTAATGGTGCAGCATCTTTTTGCATATTCATTAATTGATTTTGAGCTTGTTCTTTTTGAGCCTTTAAAGCATTAATTGCAAATTGTGCAGCTGGGATAGGATTTGTAAATTTAGCATCGTTAACTAACGATTCATTACCAGGTACTGCAATATCTTCAATTGCTTTAATTCTAGTATTTTCAGCCCTTACACCCTCTGCATACCCCATATTCTTCACTTGCTCAAATAGTTCTGGATGTTCATTTTGTAACGTCTTTAAGTCCATAACATCATTTCCTTTCTCATTTGTTGGCTCCGATTGAGAGCTAATATGATTTATTGGTTCAGGTACTACTTTACTCTTAGCAATGGCCTCACGAGCTTTATCAATTGCTTCTGGCGGTAAAAGTACACCTAATTTATCATTGCTGGCATTTACGTTGTTTGCCCCTTGATTATCCTCAAATAAAATTTCATCAACAAAGCCCATTTCTTTAGCTTGTTGAGCATTCATCCAAGTAGTTTTATTCATTAATTCTTGCAATTCATTTTCAGACTTTTTGGTTTTTAACATATATGCATTGATAATCGCCTTATCAGTGCTTTGTAAAAACTCACTTGTTGCATTCATGTCCATGAAATTGCCTCTAGCAGAAGTTGATGCATTATGGACCATCATCTGACCAAGAAGAGATATAGCAACATGATCCGCTGCCATAGCAAGAAAGGATGCTGCTGATGCCGCAACAGATGGAATCTCAGCTTTTACAGTACCTTTAAAATTTTTTAAATCATAAAACATTTCTGATCCAGCCCAAACAGAGCCACCACCACTATTAATCACGACTGTTAATTCATTATCATTCTCAGCATTAGCTTGATTAATTGCATTTCTTACATCTGTAGGGCTAGTGGCTGCTATTCCGAACCAATCATAGACTTCTTTTAAATCATCACTTACAATAGTACCTTTAATGTCCACTCTCATTATTCTTTCTCACCTCCTTCATCTGATTTATCAGAATGAATATTAATATTTACAGGTGCATTAAATCCTGCTTCATATCGTAACTGTTCTTCCCGTTTTCTCAATTCATGATTACGGAAGAAATCAGTCCCTGTTGATTCTTGAGCTTCGCGGGTACGAGTACTCAATCCTGATTCAATACGTAGAATTGCAGCTTCTACTTCTTTTTTAGGATCTAATTGACCTTGTGTTGGTCCATTCCATTCTGCTCTACAATATACTTTTCGAATTAGTGGATCATCAAAAAACCCTGGTGCATGTATACGACCATTTACAACTGCTTCTGCAAAAAACTCTTCATAAATAGGCTGACAAAAGTTTTTTGCTAACCATATCCGACGCTTTTTAAACATTTTCCAAGCTTCAAGTAATGCCCCTCTAGATGCTGAATAGGAGCTTGTAAAATGTTTCATCATGACTTCATAAGGGATTTCTAAAGCCACACCAATTTGGCGAAATATAGCTGTTGTAAAAGCATCAAAATTCGGATTCGGTCTACCAGGATTCGATTCTTGGATTTTTTCTCCTTCACGAAGAAATGTGACTGAGCCATTTCCAATTTTTATTTTTGAATTATCTTCCTCATAGTCATCCTCTTCTCCAAACCCTCCACCAAAATCGTCTTGCTCTGAAGCTTCTGTTGTAATAAATACTGAATACATACCACTTATAACAGCTGCCATTAATTCAGCATCAGTATATCGATCAATTTGCTTTAAGCTTTCGATAACAGGTGCTAAAACCGGTATTCCCCGACGTTGTTCTGGACGTTCAATATCTAATAAATGAATAACATTTAAACGTCCAGAGAGCTTTCCATACTTTTCAACTCGTTTCCAATCATTTGGACCAGTCAAAGAGCTATTTGGATGTTTATCCGCAATGTGATAGGCAATAACTTCCCCTGTTGAATCTAACTCTACGCCATTGATTAACCGTTCTTCATAAAATGTATTGATCACTGGATTACAAACCCTATCAGCTTCAATTAATTTCACTGTAAGTTCATACAATGACCCATCCCTTTTTTTATAAGGTAAAATCGCAAAACAATCTCCTGAAGCTAATGTCGATAAAAGTGCCAATTGTTGCAATTGACCAAAGTCACACATACGATTCGCATCACAATTCTTTGAATCCGCCCAATATTCAAATTCTCGTTCAATTTTATCCTCAAGGGCTTCTGCTTCTTCTTGTGAAAGGCCTAAAAAATCGCCATCAATTTGAGCATTTAATTTCAGCTCATAACCGACGACGTTAGTTACTATGGATTTTAATGATCCACTAGCGATAGGTGCACCCATATATAAATCTCTGGAACGTTCACGCATCATTTCAACATTGCGCTCTATATCATCAATTGGATCACTCAAAGAACTAATCCAACCTACGACAGAACGTTTTGAACCACTTGCTGCATGATTGCCGTAGCCGCTAGAATTTACAGGTTCATTTTTTAAGGTACCGTTCTCTCTTTTACTACTTACTAAATTTTTAACTATCTTTACACCTTGTTTAAATATATTCACTACTCTCACCTACCTTTTAACAATCCCATGGAATAAATTGTTTTGTTCTTCGCATCCGCTTACCCTTATTAGCCATTTCAAGTTCAGCAACTTTATTTTCCCAATAGGTGATTCGTTTAGCGACTTCTGTTAAATTAGCTTTTGTTAAACTTCGACTACCTATTGTATAACTTTGAGCATTGGCTATAGTACGCTCGGCTTCTAGCCAAAGGTTTAGGTTCTCCTGTGCTTCCTCTAATGTAATAGCCATTAGTTACCCCCTCACTCTTTTTCTTTTTTTATAAGTACCTGAGTACTCTTTTTCAAAGTTTGGATTAATAATTTCAATGGCAGCTGTATTATATACTCGCAAGTCAAAGGGTTCATTTCGTGCACGGATTTTCACCCATGTTTGATACGGAACACCTTTTTCATGACGAGTCTCTAACTTTTCGGCAGTCAATCCAAGAAAATAATTTAGCTCATAACCTTGTCCTCTTGGGAAATGGCAATAGTTTGGTCCAGGCTCTTCTACTTTCAAACTCGACATAACACGTGCCTTGCCATCATTAACACCAAGCCGAACAAGTAGTGTTTTAAGTGGTTTCGGTCTTGATGTACCTGCTAAAAGTGGCATATATTCACCTTTTGCGATGTTCATACCCTTAATTGCATAAATCCGCCGGGCTTCACGTGTTTTTGTAAAACGATAAACCTCCTGCGTATAATGACCGCCACTATCAATACAAGTGCAAGCAATGCCAAACTGCTTACCATTTGCTTTACTCCATCGTTTTTGAAGCCACAAATCAAGTTGCTGCCATGTTTCTTCCCGCTTTAAGTCACCATATAAAACAAAATACTCAATTCCCCATGATTCACGACCAGCTCCCCATCCAACTACTTCAATTTCAAAGCGATCATCTTGAACATCCACAGCTGCAGTAAGTACTTTAACTTGTTCAGGTACCTCAGCATCATATTTTTCACGACGCTCAAACAGAATTTCCTCATCAACTTTTGTGCCACTTTCTTCCCACGATTCTCCAAGGACGGTATTGACCCATGTTTTTAATTTTTCTTGGCCATCTCGTTTAGCTTCCAAAAAGTCTCGGACAATTTTTTCCCATGTTACCCATGGACTCGAAAATTGATTCAGATGGAAACCACGTCGATGAGAGTGCTTCTTTTGTGCAACCCACTTACCTTCAGTACGTTTCCACTCACGTTCACTATGTAAGCAGCCACATTCACTACATGCATGATTCACTTCATCCACAATAAATTCGTTATCCTCAGTTTTGCGATACTCGAATTTTATTTGTGCCCATTTGATTGGCTGGTAAGTATCACATGATGGACAAGCCATTGACCACTGTTCCATTGTGCTATCTTCATATAGTTGCTCTATGCGAGATGTACCTTTATCTAGAGGCGTTGACACATAGACTAGTTTTTTGTTTGAAGGGAAGGTTGTTGTACGCATCTTTGCTAAATTTATTGGATCCCCTTCCTTACCAGCCGACACTGGATAACGGTCCACTTCGTCACATAGTAAAATTCGGATTGGTCTACTGGATAAAGAAGTGGCAGCATTTGCACCGACTATCGCAATTGAGCCACCTAAGAAAGTTTTTTCGTCTATAGTATTCCCAGCATTTTTGGAGACTTTATCTCGTAAAGCCTCACTTGCTTCAATCATTGTGGAAAGCCTTGTTGTTGAAAAATAACGAATCAATTTTTTATTTGGTAACATGAACATTATTGGACATGGGTCATAGTCGATATGATAACCAACCATATTTAACATAAATTCCGTTTTACCAACCTGAGCTGACGCCATAACTGCTACTTCTTCAGTATTTGAATCTGTAATACAATCCATAATTTCACGCATGTATGGCGCTCGGCTTGTTCGCCATGGACCTGCTTCAGCAGATGTATCAGACGTTAAAATACGATAATTATCAGCCCACTCGGAAACGGTTAAGTTAGGTCGTGGCGACCACAATTGCGCTAAATCTTTAAACAAATTTATTGTTTTTTCAGCAATCATTTTTATTCGTTACTTTCCTTCTCAAAAAGCATTGGTGAATAATCCACTAAAACGGTCAAAGTGTCTTCAATTTCTGTTTTTAATATTTGTTCAATCGTTTTAGTGGACTCACCTTCCAGTTGCCCAGCTATCCGCACAGGTAACGTCAATAATTTCGATTTAGCGCTTAAAATCATATCACCCATAACTAGCCGTACATCTTCTGCAGCATGCAACTGACCACGTAGTTGCTGCACTTGCAATTCCGTTTTTTCTTTCTTTAAAATTTCATGCTCCGTTTTGGCATCTACATAACGTGGCTTTCCATTCTCCTCTTTACCACCTGAAACATGTTCAATATATGCAAGGACATTTTCTACCAAATTATATTTTCCACGACCGCATTGTGTGAGAATGCCATCACGTGTTAATTGACGGATCCATTGCGGCGTTTTTCCAACCAAGCTTGCAAATTCGCTTGTTCCAATCTCCAAACCAGAAAGGCCATCTACTTTCGCTTTAGATTTTGTCATATCTCACACCTCGGTTTCGCTTTTATACCTATATCATTGCTACCTTTTCCAAAACATTAGATGAAGGAATTTTTTTAAGTTTGCCACTTTCAGCCCC